AAAACCTATTGCACTTCGCAATAAATGCTTTACTTTTCAATAGCTTACAGGTTTAACATAACCTATCACTTTAACAAGGCGATTTTTTGAGTTTTCCACAGCTTCACGCGGCTACCGCGATGTGAACACAGCGGCAGTTGGAACCGCCTTCGCAATCCGGATTCGGCGCCGCCGGAAGATCACTCGGATCACTCGCCTCCTCACCATCAGCATCCGAACACGGCCCGCACGTCGCTCCATCCAAGATCGCCGAATACATCACATACGAGACTTCGCCGCTTTCCACATTCTTCTCGATCTCGACATCCCTTCCTTTGCTCATAGCGGCATTGACGGTCGATTCCGCGAGCTGCGAAAGAAACTTTTCGCTCTGGCCGGTGAGAGCGTTCTTGAGTTTTTCAACGGTGTAATCAAGAAGCAACTTCAGTTGCAGATACTGATTGACTGCTCTTGTTGTGATTTCGTTGATCAGTCGCGAAACAAGCCCGTCGGTCAGTTCGTCTAAGCGTTTTAGAGCCTCAGCAAAGCTTTCTCCGCCCTCACCTTCATCATCATCCCCGTCAGCCTTTCTAAGGGCTTTTTCAGCGGTTTCCTGCTCGCCGTGACGCCTTTGAGCGTTCATCTCGTCCTTAACCTGTTCACGGCCCGCCTTAAAAGCGTTCTCAAGTATCTTTCGGAGCTTCTTGCGCATCCGTTCATCGGGAACAAGCGTAAGAGTGTGAGCCGTTTCAGGGGTAAGGCTGTCCAAAAGTCTTGCGGCCTGGTCTATCAACGATAGCCTTGCTGATGCGAGCACCTTCAAAACGGCGTCGCGATCGGATTCAAGGTCTCCGACGATCTTTTTCAATGAAATGACGGCTTCTACACCCCGCGGTTCGCGGGAAAGCACGAGTTCCCCGTCCTCTGAGAGCGATGCTTTATAACCCAAGTCTAGACCGGACTCATTGTTAATTCTTTTTTTTTTATCGTCGTTTCCGGATTTCCCGTTTTTCTCTTTACCCGCCTCGATGCGAGCGTAACCGCCTTGAGTTGCTGCGGCAGCCCGATCATCGGGGGAAGAAGCAAGCAAGGTCACGGGTTGGAGATAATAATCTCCGTTCGGGTCCGGCGGTTGGCCGGTAGCTTCACGGAATTCGTTAAGCGTCCAGCCTCCGGCAAGAAGGTTCTTTCTTGATCTTTCGTGAATTGCCTCGACATTCTCCTGAAGAAAGACCACGTGCGATACATCGAACCCGACGCGGATACGGCCGTTGCGGATAGCTTCGATGTCCTCGAATTCCGGAAGAAGGAACCACGTCAACCACTCACGCAGACCAGCAAGCTCACCACTGATCTTATTGAGCCAGAAATTTTGAAGTTCCGATTTTGCGGTCGCGTTGGCAGTAACGTGAAGAAGACCGACGTATGCGCCGACAAGGTTCGGCGGTACCCCGAAAACAGAGCATATTCGGCTCTCGAAACGTCCGGAAAGCGAATCGGATGCCAATTCGTCCAAGTTCGAGCCGATCTTCTGATATTCGGCGTTCTGATCCAAGACGGCAAGCCCTTTTTGATTGGAACCGCCGCGAGAGTAGCGCCGACGCCATTGGGCCTGCAAAGCCTCACGCTTGTCATCCGGGACGGTTTGATTGAGTATTCTTAAGATCCCCGACGGCGTTCCGTCGCTCTCAAAGAAGGCGTTGACGTAGTCCGAGAAGCCCAGATCCGAATTTATCGACCTTAAAGCGGCCTCAGCCGGTGCAAACCCCCTGAATTGGTCCAAAAGATCGGCACGGCGACGGATGAGCATATCCTCTTTTTTGACGACGATACGAGAACCGTTCGTTGCGAGATATTCGTAATGGTCGATCGCTGTGCGGTCGCGTGTATATTTTTCCACGACACGAATTGGGTTCAAAACCGTCATCCCGATCGGAATGCCGGCCTTTGAGCGTTCGAGAACGATGCAGACGCGGCCGGTCGTTTGTTCGGATTGGATCATCAGGCGGCGGAGGTCCCGCCCTGTCTGAGAATCGTTGGGCCGCGAGAACATCGAAGAAAGCAGATGCGAATCCTTTTTCTGCCATTCTCCCTTCGCATTGCGTTCTTCGACGACGATCTCGGCATCGTTCATCACGTCAGCGATCTTGTTGATGCAGGCGAACACGAGTTCATGCGAACGGTAGGCAAGAAGCGGAGATTCGGTCGTGTTGCCGATGCGCGTATCCTTTCGGTCGTGCGTGAACAGGCTCCAGGCAGCCGTATCGGTCAGCGAAACGTTGGATTTGACCAACGGACGGTACCGTAATACGAAAATGCTCTCGAAAAAATCTCGGAATCCCATTATTTTTCTTGTGCGCTTAAATCGTGATGCCAAGCGATGGTGTCGTCATCACTCCATACCGAAAAGCATCGTAAGCATCGTCTCCGCCGCGGCCATTTTCATCTGTGTCGACCTTCAAAACGTCTTCCGGATCATTCGGGTCGTGTATCATCGCGGGCAATCCTTCGATCAACCGCACACATTTTGAACTGATTTTAATTGTTGCCTCCCGTCCTTGTTTTTCATCTCCGAGAATCTGCAATATCTGAGCGGCACCGGTCTTGCGGGCCATGTTCGCAGGGTGCAGACGGATATCGTGCCTTGCAAACTCGTCGGCAAGGCATTCTCCCGTATCGCCTTTGCGGGCAAAAACGTCCGAACCGGCGACAAAGGCCGACAGGTCATGGACCGTAACACCATTACGGGAAAGCATTTCGTGTATTTCCGCACAGTTCGCCGATATCAATTGCTTTCTAGCGGCAAATTCGTCCAATACGTAGAAAATGCCGTCATATTGTGCAAAAAGGTAGCAGATGGTGTAATGGTTGTAGCCGTAATCAAGAGAAGCCCAGATCCTTGCGTCGCCGATATCGCTCGGCTTCGGCATCGCCGAAGGCGGTAAGACGTGCGTTGAGAATGAAAAAGCTTCGAAGAATTGCCCGGCAAAAATATCCCAATCACCGTCAAGCCAGGCCTTACGCTTCCACCCGCTCAAGGCCTCAAGCTTCGAACGATAATACTGATCGACCTTTCGGTTGTCGGAGACGTTCGCAAATACGAACCGTGTCGTCGTTTCCGAAGCCTCACGCCACGGCGTTATGAACTTCGATTTAAGGTAGCTGTGAGAGATTCCGCCGGGGTTGAACGTAAAATACATTCGCGGCTTGAAATTCGGAATGGACGTTCGGTTCACCGTCTTGATCTCCTCGATCTTTGACGGCGAGAGTTGCTCGGCCTGCTCGATGAAGATCACATCATATTCAAGTGAAAGATATTGATTGATGTCCTTTTCGTATTGGAAATGCCCGATCTTGATCGTAGAACCGTTCGGAAAGGTTATTACGCTGCGGGTCGGCTTATGCGGAACGTTCGGCAGTATCTTGTTGCAAAGCTTCTGCATGGATTCTTCCGCAGACCCTGCTTTTTCGCGCAAGAAAAGACACGATATCCCGTCAGATTTTTGACAATCGTCGATCGCGACTTGAGCGAAACCGCAATGGGTCTTCCCCCCGCCCCGGGCTCCGCCGTACCCGATATCCTCAAGTTCCGGAATGTCGTCGGCGCGTCTAGCCCAACCGTGAAATGCCATTTGTTTCGGCTGAGGGATGTAGCCGGCGGCAAGGAATCTTTTAAGAGTGTCTTTCGGTACGCCGCAGTTCTTTGCCGTCGCGATCAACTGAAGCGTACCGTCCGATACCTTATTCGCTGGAGCTGCCGTCATAAAGGTTGTCGATCGCGTTCTCGATGCTTATATTCAAGCTGCCCTGAACTTTGTTCTTCACGTCGTAACGCTCGCGATATTTCTCGGGACGTGCGCCTTTCAGAAGGAATATAAGCAAGGTGTCGGAGTACCGGCGGACGAATCCGACCCGCTCTCCACCTTGATAGACCGGTTCATCGTAGCCTTCGAGTGCTCTACGTCGGGCTTCTGCTTCAAGATCATCGAACCCGTCCTCAAGAGCGTTGTCCCAAGCTTCGGCAAATTCCGGATCCTCTTTTCGGTAATTGTATAATGCAGTGCGGCTTAACTTGACGAGTTTTGAGGCCCGAAAGACGTTGCCGCCAAACTCGCGTAAGGCTTTAATGAACTTCTCTTTACTTTTTGTTGTGGTCAGTCGAGTTTTCATATTACCCATATCGAGAGTAAAGAAACCGATGGAGGGTTATTTTTTGAAAAAAATGAAGAATCCTAAGAAGCGTGGGAGCGGTAAAGGTGTTTTTGAGCAGCATTTGCTTGTTTCGTTCCCGTTTCTGTGCTATTTCACAAATCACGACCATAGAAGGTCTGTTTGGCCGTCTCCTATACGGCCTGTCAAAGGTTTTTGCCCGCCTGTTCGTTTGCAGGTCGGCGAGCTTCACCCAAACACCTTTGCCGCTGCCACGCCTCTTACGACGCGGATCGCTGCGGCATTTCTCGAATCCGTAGATCGAGCGGCCACTCGCTCATATCGCCGCCTTTCTTGTCTTTGAGACGAACGCGGACAGGTGCT